GCTACAGGAGGTTTATTTATGACTCCTATACATACTCTATTGTCTGGTGTAAGAGAGAAAGTGATGACTAACGTCTCTCCTGCATATAAAGAAGCATCTGAAAATAGAAAAGCTATTGTAAATGAGAACTTAAAACTCATGAACACTTTTTATAAAGATCCTAAAAATGTTTTAAAAACACATATAGATGCTATAAAGAGTACAGGGTTAGCTACTAATAATATGGCTGATGCAGCATCACAGGGAAATAAATATGCTTATCATAACGCTAAAAATGATCTATTTGCTAAAACAGTTTCTACATTTATAAAAAATGGAGAGTTTGATTCATTCCTATATACAATGAAAAATATGGGAAATATGGATGCAAAAGAGTTTTATGAAGCGTGTCCAAATATGAAACCCACTGATATGGGGGATGATGTTACTAAGTATCCACAACCTAAAGTAGTTGTTGATAACATCATTCAAGGAGTTACTGAATACTATAATAGGTGGAATGCACTAAAAAATAAATTTTCAGATCTTATAACTCCTGAATACTATGAAGGTAGGGCATCAAAAGAATTACAAACGGCTGAAGAAAGAAGGGCAAAAGCACATCAGGATTTATTAAATGAATATTCAGATGTTAAAACCGGAGAAGACCATTTAAAACTATCTGATGAGGATAAAGTTAAAAACGAACAAAGGTTTAATGAACTTCAACAAAAACAAATAAAAGTAGAAGATATTTTTAATAAGAATGTAGCAGACAATAAATACTACAATGCTCAAATGCAAAAAAGGGCACTAGATGAGGCTATTGAATGTATTGCCACTTTAGACTACCAATCAAAAAAAGCTTTAGAAAGAAAAATGGCTATTGAGGGACAGTTTATTGACCCTAAAGAGGTAGGTGTGTCTATATCAAAACACGGTTCCAGGATACTTAACACTTTAGGAGATAAAAAAGCTACAGCTAAAGAAATTCTAAATATCAAAAAGCAACTTCAAATCCTTAAACCCATAGAAGGGCAAAAAGAATTAGAAGATACTAAAATACAAAGAGAGGCTTTTGAGAAACAATTAGAAAGTCTGCAACAATGGCAAACTGCTTATAATGTAGAAGAGTCTCATCAAAAACATTCGGATGAAGACAAAGAAACTCTAAAGGTATTAAGAGCGGGTTTACCAAATAGAACTGCTAATTTAGAAAATCTCCAAAATGCACATAAAGGATATATAGACGGATTAAATGATGAAGTAGGTCAAACAGCTACTCCTATATCTAAAGAAGAGTTTGATAAATCTCTATCTTTACTATCTGAACATATCAATTTAAGTAAAGACTATGGTGACTATGTAAAAGCTTTAAACGTTATTACTGATCCTAAAGGATTTCAAAGTCTCCATGATAGGATATTTGATGGTATGAGTTATGCTATGTTTGACAGGTATGTAAGAGAAAAACAACTTTTAGAAAGTTATGCAAACTATCAGAAAGACAAAAGTGAAAAAGAACAAGAAGCTAAAGACATTCAAGATAAAAAGGATAGGGAATTATCCAATCTTCAAAAAATGAAATTGTCCTCTCTTCTAAATACTGTTGAAAGTGATATAAAAAGAGTAGAAGCATCTAAAGAGGAAATAGAAAAACTTATAGTAGAAACTGAAGCAAAATTACCTTCTATAGAAGAAGATTTGAAGGTAGCTCAAAGTCTTCTAAAAGAAAATTTAGATACTCCTAAAAACAGAAAAGAGTTTAGAAAACTTGAACAGTCTTTAAGAGGTAAAGTAAAATACCTTAAAAATACTGTAGATAGACTTAAAGAACAAAGTCAAGATATATCTCTAAGTTTAGAATCTCTTTCAACTTTAAAAGAAAGGTATTCAAGAGCTATAGAAGAGTTAGAAAGAACAAGTAAACCTTTTGAATCTTTACATAACATAAAGGACATTGAGGAAAGTATCACTAAAGAGCAGCCTAATGAATTAACTCAAAAATATCAGGGGTATAAAATAGAATATGCTATACAGGAAACACAAGATCAAATAGATGAGTTGAACTCCCGGATAGAGCATTTTCAAAAAGTTGTGGATGTTACTGAAAAAGCTATCAATGATATTTTTAATATAGTTAATTTTACAGATGAGGATGGGGGGTATCCTAAAAGGTCATTAGAAATACAGCAACAGCAACTCATAGAAAAATTTGAAAACTATTCCCAGGATTTAAAAGATGCTCAATCCTACCTACAAATTTTAAATGAAAAACATCAAAGGCTTGTTCAAACAAAAGAAGCTAGGGAGAATATAGCATTACATATAGATACTCTCGAATATATTAGTACTATAAAAGAGGCATTGAAAGAAAAAAAAGTAGATGTATCTTCAAATAAAACTGAAACTACAGAAACTAAAAAAACTCAAGAACAAAAACAGAAAGTTAAAGAAAAGAGAGTAGATAATACTGCAAAAGAAGTAGTATCAAATGCCCTTTCTGGAACTCCTTTATCTCAAGAAGCTAAAGATGATTTAACTCCTGAAATAAAGAATGCAATCAAAGAGGCTCAGGAAAAACTTGAACAACTAAAAGAAAATGTAGAAGCGTATCCTAATGGAACTGATTCAGAAAAAGAACAACTTCAAAAAGAAGAAGAGGCTAAAATCAAAGCAGAATTAGAGGAACAAGTTAAACAATTACTGGAAGATGATGTGGAGTTATGGGATCCTAAATTAAATGGGTTATATGAACCTCCCAAAGCCATCAATGGTTATTATAAGCTATCATTACCTAATCCTATAGGAACAAGATCTTTTAAAACCAAAAGGGAATATAATGATGCTCTAAGAGCATATGTAGAAAATGAGTCTAAACCTGGAGGAAAGTTTGAAAAAATAGAAGGTACTGACTTTCAAAAGGGACAGACTATTTATAATAAACAAGGAGAGGCTTTTCTTATACAAACAGGAGCTAATGATGAAGGAAGGGTAGAGCTTAAACAAAAAGGTAAAAATAATAAAATTAATGCAAGTATTAAAACACTTAATGCAGATTACTCTGATTCTTTGTCAGAATTAAAACCCCCTACAAACCCTATAGAAAATGTAGAAAAGACACGTGATAATCCTACTGTTACTGTTATTGAAAATGAAAATGGAGAAAAGACTCTTGATTCACATAAAATAAATTTTAATGACATTTTTGGTATACAACTAAGTAAAAATAAAAATGAATCTGAAGCTGATGCTGCATTAAGATTTACTAACTTTATTTTAAATAATGGGGTACAACTTATAGGTGATGATGCTACGTTAGAATTAACTGCTTTACAAAATAAAGAGTATAAAGGAGAAAATAGTTACACTGAAAATCTTTTTGAAAATCCTAATATCAGGATGAGAAAGGCTCCTTTAGTTTATCAATTAAATATAAAGGTAGGAAATAAAATAGAACCTGTTTACCTTAGACCTAATGCAGCATACTATGAGTTTAATGTAAATGGTCAGTGGATTACACCATTACAATTGATTGAGAGAGCTGATGGTAAAAAGCTTTTCTATGAGTTTTTTAATCCCCCTGCAGAATTTTATGATAAAGAAAGTTCAGTCACTACAACAGATATATATAACTCTTTTAAGAATGATATTAAAAAATCTGCTGCTTTAGATATTGTTCTTTCAAAAATGAAAGATAGGGATCAATTAAAAGGAACACAAGTGACAGATCTCTTAGGATTTGATATTGTTTCTTATATGCGTTATGGAGGAGATAATGCTCTTAAAAATGAAACTTATCCATATAGTCCCTTATCAGAAATACCTGTATCTAATTCTAACTATGCAAAAACAGTAGGAGCACCTACAATAACTTTAAATGGTCAGGAGTTCCCTGCTATTATTGTTAACAATAAAATAGATGCAGATAAAAAGCCTTTTATTCTTTGGGCTGATCCAGAAGCAACATCTTTAGAAGATTCTCCTATATATCAGTCTACAAAACAATACAGAGGTGACTATCCTGGGACATATTCGCTTTTACATCAATTATCTACAGGAGAAATACATTGGATTGAGTTGAGTCCTTTTGAAATGTCTATACAAGAAGTATCTCAAAGGTTATCAGCTATAGATAAACTTATAGCTACTCATGATGGTGATTTGGTAAAATACCTTAATGATGTACCAGGAGGAAGTGAAGCTGTGAATAATTATCTAAAGGATATCTTTATAGTAACCAATCCATACCACACTAAAGGAGTAATAGATGAAAACCAAAAATGGAAAATAGTTCCGGCACTCTCTCAATATCAGGAAGGTAACAAACTTAAAAAAGAGACAGGAGAATGGGGAATGACACTTCACATATCTCAAACTATAGGAGAAAAAGAAGAAAGGCAAGAATTCCATTTAACAATGGAAAAACCTTCTTTCTCTTCTGTAAAGGATTTTGTTGATAGTATAAACAGAACTCTACATGAAAGAGACAGTTCCGGTGAACTAAAACATAAAGCATTAGCTCCTTTAAAAGTATCTGAAGATGATTTTAGAAACCAAGTGTTTGAAGATGATATCAACTCTATAATGAACATGAAAACTAACTATGCTGTTGCTAATAACAATATCGTAGATAAAGTAGATGTTCTGTGGCACTTTAAAGGAGACTATGAAAAGATTATAAATGATGCAATGCCTAAGGTTATTGCAAAACCTGTCTACTCAGATAAAGCTCTTGAAGCATTAAAAAATAAGATCATTAATGAAAAAGAACTTTCTTCTGATATGATGGGAAATATCTTTAAAGTTATAAATGAAAAAGAGTACAATGATTGGCTTGAGAAACAGGATATGCAAAGTTATGAAGCGGCAAATAATAACAAATTAGCATTAGCAGAAAATAACGATCATCTATACAGAATAATATCAAAAGATTTTTTACCCTTATTCATAGATTATAAAACTCAAAAATCCGCATTTGAATTAACTTTAGCTAATAGTAAACTACTTATAAATAACGATTATTATCAAAAAGAAGGGCAATGGTTCAGAGAAGATGGTACTCCTGTAGTAGATTTACAAACAGAAATAAACAGTATTACTGCAGGAACTCCTATAATATCAGAGGCTCAAATAAATGAAAAGCTTACTAAACAACAGGTACTGGAAAATGAAACTACTACTCCATCTACACCTGTAGAAACAGTTGATTGGTCTCAGGCATTTGAGGAACATGGAGATAACAGAAAAAGTTTTGTAGAAAAAAGAATAGGTAAAGAAGAACACTTTGATTTAGTTTCTATAGATAATATTGAAGAGTTTAATAAATGGTGTGAACAGAATTTACCTACAGATATTCTATCTGTAGAAGATAGAGGTGTTTTTATAAAAAACCTGTTGGACAATAATGTAACTGTAGGTACTTTTTATAGTTACATGGAAGGCATAAACCAAAAAGGTAAAATGTCAGTTTATAAAAATACTCCTTTTAAATACCATGAAGCTTTTCATGGAGTTTTCAGACTTTTATTAAACCAACAACAAATAGATCAACTTTTATCTATAGCAGCTAAAGAGAATTTTGCCACTCCTGAAAAATTACAAGCTTTTAGAGAAAAAGGTTATAACTATGCTGAACATGAAATTAAAGCAAGATTCTATGAAGAATATCTTGCAGATAAGTTTGAAGCATGGAAACAAAATCATAAGACAGACACATCCCATGTTGTCAAAAGCTTTTTTAGAAAAATAGTAGATTTCTTTAAAGAGTTGTGGGCTAAACTCTCAGGGAATAAAATAGAGGGACTCTTTTATGAGATAAATAGGGGAAAATTCAGAAATGCCCGTTTACAGGAAAACATGTTTACAGGTCAGAAGGGGATTGCTATTAATCAACCTGCATTAAAGAGTATTCCTGTAGGCACACAAGAAATAAATGGAACTATCATTAACAGATATCTTCCCCAACAAGATGCTAATAACTTATCTTCATCTATAGCTGCATTATTCTTAAAACAATTAAATAGTGACCCAATTTATCAACGAACTAAAAAGTATGATAAAAACACTATACTAGATAATATACTGGATATGTATGCTGAAACATTTGATCTTTCTAATAAAGATAGAATGGATGCATATAAGAAATTAGCAGATAGTAACTTTAAAGATCCGGAGGAAAAAAGAAGATGGAGAGAAAAGTTATTTGATAGAGCATATCTTTTTAACAAATATGAAAAAGACGGCAAGACTCCTAATTTATCCAGAAAATATCTTAAAGAGTCTGTAGATGAATATCTTAAAATTTTTGGATTAAAACAAAAACTTGATGCAGATAAAGCAGAAGCAGATGAACTAGAAGACGGCATTTTAAACACTAATAAACTTGAAAGAGAATCTGCATTCACTATAGGAGGATTTGGAGCACTTCCTACGTTGATGAGACAATTTATAGGAACTACTACCTATACCTTAGAAGAAAAAGGAAAACGTGATGAGTTTTTTAATCACAGTTTTTCTAATGGTCAACCTATGGTAATGGCTGTAGATGCAAATAAAGTGTATAATGGGATGCTTAAATGTTTATCTAATACCTCTGATAGTAAAGTTATTTTAGATAAAATCATTAACTTCATACAGAATGATAATAACCCTGAAACTAAGCAGTTTATAAACTTCCTTTTTGAAAATGCGGGTATTGACCCTAAAAATGTAAAAGATAGTTGCGGTAATATTATAGCTACAAAGAACGCAAATCTCTTACAACAGGTTGTAAAGGCATTTAACCAATACTTTGTTAATACTAAGTATATAGGAATTATTGGGGATAAATTTACTGTAAGTGATGCTAATGTTAAAGATGCTTCTTATTATCAAATCAGTAATTGGCAGAATAACTTTACGCAAACTTTCTATAATAATTTCATTGCCAATCCTACCCAAGAAAAATTAAAAACAGCTACAAATAGTTTAAGGATTCTAAAAAATCTTATAGACTATAAAGATACTACAGTAACAGATCATACAATAAATGAAAAGTCAAAAGAGATATCTAACGCATTAGAAAACTATTTAGGCATTTCATTACACCCGGATTATATAAAATATTCTATTTTAAAAAGTAAAGTAAAACCCGACGATCAACCCCAAACACTAACTAAAGAACAAAAAGACTGGGTAAGTTCTTATCCTCTTGTAACTGAGATACAACCGGGTCCATTAGAAAACCTTATTGGTCAATTAAACTCTGATGATAAAAACATATTCTCTAAAGACGAAAAAGGGGCTAAAACATCTTACCAAACATTAAAGTTTTGGGCAGACGGTAATATGATATTTGATGAGGGTATAAATCTCATGTCCCACACTAATGCTGCAGGAGAAAACGTAACAAACTATGTACTTCCTTTCTATTCTGCTGTACAAATAGGGGATATGAATAAAGGATATACAGAATGGTTAAAGGGGTTATCAACGGACTTTCAAAAAGAAGTAGAAAACAACCCTCTCCTAAAAAATGATAACTTTAAGTATCTAATGAATAAAGGCATGTTATCTGTAGAATTTATAGATGGCATGAGGCTTGAAAAAGAGACTGGAGATGATGAAGAAGAGATACAGAATGAATGGGTAGATACTTATGTAGATCCTGAAACTGGTAAAGTTGTAGAAGGTGGCTATAAATTAAGTGACAAAAAAGTTAGGATGGATAAATCTAAAGAAGGTTTAACCTACACTGACTTTAATGATAAAGATTTTATATCATCTTTGTTTTCTTTTTATAATATTATAGGACAAAATGACTGCCAGGTATTTAAGAGCAAGGATTCATCTTTCTATAGGGTATTAGTACCTATTCGTGTACCTGCTGAAAAAAGTATGTTTTCTATTATCAAACTTCCGGTTATTCATAGTGTTTTAAAAAATGCAGAGGGCAAAATTACCTTAACAGAAAATGCCCTTTCTATACTTTATAACAGAATAGAAGAGGAGTTTAATAGAATCAGGGATGTACATAATATGACATCTGACAATAAACCTCTTTCAGGGCATAATAAAATAGAAGACTGGAATACAGGTAAAATGAAAGGGCTTAAACTCTTTGTGACTGAAGATTGGGTTGGTTCAGAGTTAAAGAAAGATATAGAGACAGAAGCTAAAAAAGAAGACGGGAATCTCAGTTCTTTAAAAGAAAAAATTGAAAAACAATTAAATAAGTACTTACTTGGAGATAAAGGACAAGTCCAACAAATGATCAATAAAATGGTCAAAGAGGGCATGATCATCGAAGATGATGGAGACTATGTATCTGCAGGTAGGTTAGAAAATCAAGGACTAGTTCCAGGTTATTTGTTTAACGGTTTAGGAGAAAAAGAGGACGGTAAATTATTTTTATCTAAGGGAAATTTTAAACAAAATGTAGCACAGGTATATATAAACGCTTTCTTAAACACCTCTCTTATAAATAATCTCCTGCATGGTGATGAATCAAAGCTATATAAAAATAGTACATATATAGTTAAAAGAGAATCCGGTACAATGGCTACAGGACCATCTATGGAAGGGGTGATTGCTGATAAAAACGTAGGTGTAGAAAAAGCTTTAAAAGAGTACTACCATTTAACTTATACAGATGAAACAGTTAATAAAAAGTTAACTCCTGATTATACTCTTGAAGTAGATGATGGTCATGGACTTTGTACAGCTAAAGGGTATTTGTATATGCTTTATGGTAAAGGTACTTTAAATACAACCCAAGCGGCTATTTTACAAAAGTTAATAAATGGACAGAAAGTAACCCCAGAAGAGTTTTTTGAATCAGGGGGATTAAAAGATAATGGAGCATTTAACTCCTTAAAGATGGTTCATAATGACGGACAAGTTTACCTTAAATTTTCTATTACTCCTTTATTTAAAAGTTTTACGTCTTATAGAGATAGTGATGGATTTTGGAAAGCAAGACCCGGTAAAGAAGCTTTACATGATTTAAGAGTAGCCCTAGAAAACTTTGAAGATAGAAAAGAAACTGTAGCTATTGCACATCCTACATCATCGTCTAAGATGTTGACCCGAAATGTGTATGACACTTCTAAAGGATTTAAAAATGTAGAAGATCATCATTTTGAAAAACTACAAACTAAGTTTTTTAAAGAGCAATTACAAAACCCTTCTAATAAAGTAGAGATCACAGATCCTTCACAACCCAAGTTGCAATTACCTGCAGAACAAAACCTGGATACTCTTACAATGTATAAAGGTAAAATGGTTCCTATAGAAGAAGTTCTAAAAATCTATATGGATAATATAGCTCAAAGAATTTCTAATAACTTCACTACTGCAAGAGACGGTTTATTTAAAATAGAGGATGTGACTAAAAATATAAAGGATTCCATTGATGCGGGTAAAGTGACTCCTGAATTAGCAAAATTCTTAACATCTGCAAAAGAAAATCTAGAGGCTACAGGAGCAAACTCCCAAATGTTAGAGTTTATGGAGTTAGATAAAAACGGTCAACCTAAGTATAATATCAATTTTCCTTCTATACTTCCCAAGATTGAAAGTATCTTCTTTTCCTATTTTTCTAAAGGAGTTCTAAGAGAAACAGTTCCAGGACATTCTATGGCTCTTGTATCTCCTGCACATGGAGCTGGTTTACAAGTTAAAGAAGTCAAAAGTATTTGGACTCAAGCAGATATAGATAAATATGGGGAAGATCAAAAGCTTTTAGGACAACCAAAAGAATGGGTAGTTGTGACTCAAAGAGAATTTGAAAAATCTCCTAAAAAATACAATCAATTAAAAAAATACAACAACAAGGACGAAAGAAGGTTTGACGGGTTAGAAAAAGCCTTAAAAAAAGGTCCGGTATATATACTGGATGATTTAAGAGACAACTACTTAAAATTTAAAAATAATGAACCTATAGGATATTTCACAGAAGCTCTTATACCTGCGCATTTTAAAGAACAGGCTATAAATGGTTTCACAGATGAAGATCGCTTTGGTTTTGGTACCCGTATTCCTTATGTAGATAAAAACTCAGCAACATCTTTTGAGTTTGTAGATCAACTACCTGTAGAAATGGGATCTGTAATAATGGCTGCAAGAGAGTATTATGAAAGAACTGGTGCAGATAATGATATTGATAAGGATTATGTGTCTGTACCTGATACTTATGTAAATTCAGGAGGCGAAAGAATTCAATACGGTTATGCAAAAACAGAACAAGGACAGTTTAATGAATATGTACACTATTTGTTAAATAACAATAAAGATGTAAAAAGTTTGTATTATAGAGATAAACTCTACACAACTGATGGAGTTATACAGGCTCTTACAGATAACTTTGACAAGGATGCACGTATAAAAAATGTTTTAAAGGATTTAAAACTCCCATCCAATATAGAGGAGTTTATTAAAGCAGGTGGTGTAAAATTAAACAACGGTGTCCTTAATAACAATATACTTGCAGCTAAAATTGCTATGTTGAATAATAAGGAAACTGTTAAAAATGCAAATACCCCTACAACTACACAACCTCTTATAGATGTAGTAGATGATTTAGTCAAGGACTTTGAGGAGTTTAAAGATAAAGATGGTACATATGGACAGTTTGTATATAATATGCTTACAGAAAAAAATGCAGATGTAAATTCCTTTTTAGGTATGGTTAATGATAGAGCAGCTACTATGATGGGAGCTGATTCTATAGGTTCTGTAGCTACTGCAAACATTGTATACTCTTTTTTAAATCACATGAAAGTTGATTTAAGAAACAGTGCTATTACTATTGATGGACACTCTTTCAATTCTTTCAATAATGTTTATGCTTGGGATAAAGAAACTCAAAGTTATAAGAATGATCCTAAGACCCGGATTTTTGCAGCTCTTGCATGTTTAACCAATACGATGACAGATAATGCTAAAGAAAGGAATGCTAATAAATTAAACTTAGGTAAAACTGCTACAGGGTTTGCTGCTTATTTATTAGCTACAGGTATGCCGGAGAAAACCGCTTACTTGTATATGATTCAACCATCTATGTTACAATATACCAAATTAAAAACAAGTGGTATATTGTCAACAGAAGGAGAGTCATTGTCTGCTACTACTTATTTAAAAAGTAGAATAAAAGAGTTAACAGATGCAAAGGTAATAGCTAAAGAATTGACAACCCAGGATTTGATAGACAATATAAAAGAAGATGGTATTGATGAATCTAAAGAACTTGCTATTCTTCAGGATATTCAAAAAATGGAAAAACAATCAGAAACTTATTTTAAAGTAGCAAAAGTTTTAAGATTAAACCAGGGTATTAAGGGGACCATGGAGGATTTTGATACCATACTATCAGACTTAAAGGATTTAGGGATTAAAATAGAAAATGGTAAGATAGAGAAAATAGAGGGTAAAGAATTTGAAAAACTTCCTACCTGTATAGATATAAGGGATGCTCTTACAAAGAACCATAGTTTTATGGCTGATATATTAAATGCTGTAAAACAAATAGACTCCTGTATGCCATCTATGTTTATAGAAAGAACTGAACTCTTTAAAAACATGACTGATGGAGCTATGAAAAGTCTTGTTCCTCCTGTATCCCCTATAGAGCTCCCTAAGTTTAAAAGGGATCTCAAGTATGATCTTATATCCTACTTGTCTATAAGAGCTTTAAAGAACGCATTGGAGACCCCAGGTAATCCTTTATATCAACAAAACAATTCTTTAAATCAGAATCTCATTTATGGAGAAAGTGATGATAACATTGTGAATAAAATTCAAAAAGTAAAAGATGCTTTAAAAAATGCTACAAAAAAAGGAGTCACCAATTACCTTCTTGAATACTATTTAGTTACATCAGAACCTAGTGATAAAACAGGATACCTTCATGTTGTAGAGGCTAATACATGGGCTAAATTATCTGATATACAACAAAATAAGTTAATAGCATCTTTTGTAGATTTATACCAAGATGCTTATAAGAGATATGGAGTATACACACATGATCTTGCAAATGATATGTTTAACTATCTTCTTGTAAAAGATGGTGGACAATTTAAGAATGGGTCATTCATAAAAATGCTTCCCCCTTTCATCTTTAAAGATATAATGAATAAAATAGGAACTACAAATGAAGCAATGAAAAGTAATAGTTCTTATGAAAGTTTATTTGGTAAAGGAGTGAATGAGCAATCTCTTTTAACTGAATTTTTAAAAGGATACACAACACACATTGCCAATAAAAAACTTATCCTAAATGTCCCATATAGTGATTCTACAAGGAAGCTCATAGTTAAGCAAAAATTACAGGGTGAGGGGAACTCAATAGTTGTAAATGCTTTTGGAGACATAAGAGCTAATAATAATAACACTACAGATAAAAAAATAGGAGGATTTTCAGAAGTAGAAAAACAGAAGTTAAAAGATAATAAAGAAAAGCTTTCTGAAGCTGGATTTACAATGAATGATGGTTCTTTATCTTTTCCAATGGCTTTTCAACAAGGTAATAGATTATATACTTTAAAAGAAGTTTATCAAAAAAATGAGGAAGAAGGAAAATGGAAACCTGTTTTAACTGATTCTTTTTTGGCTAAAGGAGAATTTGTTCCTACCGGGTTAAAGGCTAAATATGTAGAAACTGAATGGACAGGTTCTAAAAACCAATTCCCTGCAGCATCTGCTATAGGTCCTGTACCTGTATATAAGCTTTCTGAAATGGAACAGAAGTATAAAAACAGACTTGATAAAAGTGTGGTTAAAGACGCTTCCAGAGAAAATATGAAAAATAAAGGGTATACAAAAAAAATAATTTCTATTAAACTTGGGGATGATAAAACAGCATCTGTTGAAAAAATAGTTACTCCAGAAGGTAAGTTAGTAGGTACAAAAGGAGAACTTTATACTCCAAATATAGAAAACGGGGTTATTACTTCAGTTACTGATGCATCCAGCAGAAACGTTCAGTTATTACCAACACAACTTTTAGGAGACTTAGCTAAATTAGATAATATAATAAAAGCAAAAGAAGTTGTACCTTCGCAACCTACAACTACTCAAGGAAATAAACAAGTTATACCTTTAACTGAAAACTTTTCAAGACAATCTGTAAAAAATGATAGTAAGCATTTATATCTATTTACTGATAATGCAAAAAGAACATCAGGATCTAATAAAATAGAAGATGGGGAATATACTAAAAAGTATGGACAAGGTAATTATCCAACTATGACACAAGCAGTCATTAGAGGATTAGATAATGCTATGCCTATAACAACTATGGTAGATGATAAAAGAACACAATGGAATGATTCTAAATTCAATGAGTATAAAAAAATAATTGATAGTGAAATAGTAGATATTAAAGATAAATTGTCATCGAGTAAATATGATGGATTAAAGTTTGCAGGACAAATGCCTTTTGGAAAAGGACAAATTTCTGATATGAAAAATGCTGCTCCAAAAATATGGAACTATCTTAATGAAAGATTAAAAGAAATAGGAATTGATAATACAGGAGAAAAACCTATTGCTACAATTACTCAAGGAAAAAATATAAAAGAACGTTCTCAAGCATTATTAGATAGTGTTTATACCAGTGATGAACTTAATAATCTTTTCAAAAACAGAAAAGATAAAACAAGAAATTCAGTTCAATATAGAGATAAGATAAATGATGTGACTAAAGGAGTATTAGAAATGAATTGGAATTCTAAAAAAGAACAACAAGAAAGTTTAAAAAGTATCATTAACTGTTTATAAAATAATTATATGGCTGGTATAGCATGTCCTTTAACTAATACTCCTCAATGGAAAACTCTTGAAAAAGAATATGGAGATACAATGGCAAGAATTTTATTTGCTAAAAATGGGTATGAGGTTCCTTCTGTTGAAGAAGCTAAAGCTCTTTTATCTAATAAAATAAATACTCCTGCAGATAAACAACTAAACCAACAACTTTCTAAATTTATAAACGCTCTTCAAGGAGAAATTAAAAATACAGATCAAATAGTTATCAATAATAAAGTATATGATGCAGTAGCAGTTACTGATATTATTAACCGTGTTATATCTGTAGTAGAAGGTAGAGCAGGTAAAGATACATTACCGGAAGAGGTAGGGCACTTATTTGTAGCTTATTTACCGGAAAACTCCCCCTTATTAGCTCAAATGAGACAGGATATAGTTAATAGACCTATATTCAATGATGTTTATCAAGAATATAAAGACAGTCCATTATACCAAAATGAGGATGGTATAGTTAATGAACAAAAAATAATGGATGAGGCTATAGGTAAAATGATTGCTAAATCTATTATAAATCAATGGGATTCTCAAAAAGAAAAAACTGTTTGGCAAAAATTCTGGGATGGTTTATGGAAGTGGATAAAGGGAGTTATAGAAACTTTCAAAAATAAAACACAAAATGCAAGAGAATTAGAAATCCATGAAAATATGCATACCATGGATTTAGGAGATTTAGAGGGAACTAAAGAGACTCCTGAATCTCAGGCATATGTAGAAGACATGATTAGGAATCATCCTAATGATCCTATAGCTAACGGTGAGTCTTTTAATGGGTTTAAGAATCGCATTCTTAACAACTTTAAAAACATAGTGAATACTGTACCGGACCATACATTGATGATAAGCAACTCTACAGTCTTAAAACTCATAGATTCGTGGCTAAAAGCAGGTTCACCTGATGATAATTCCATAGACATGGAACACTTTTTAAAAGAAGAAACTAATCCAGGAGAACGCTATGAATTTTTAACTCATGACGGTAGAAAAATTTATGGTATGCGTCATGGAGAAACAGTAGATAATTCGAATAATTCAAAAAAAGCTGTATCTTTGCAAATAAAGGAAATAAGCAAAGAGTCTGAACAATTAATGAGACAACTTAACTTTAGAGAAGGTCCTTGTTAAATAATATGAAAAAGTACTTTATATACAAAATAACTAATCCAAAAGAAGCTTTTTATATAGGGCAAACACAAAATATAAAAACAAGAGAAAAAAGATATAAAGCAGCATTATGTAAACAACAAAGAAGAATATATAATTCAATAAAGAAATATGGATGGGACACACATACTTTTGAGGTTATACAAGAGTTAGAATGTACACGAGAAGATATACATAATCTTGAGATATATTATATAAATCTTTTTCAGTCTTTTTATGGAGATAATCCAGAATACGGTTTAAACTTAACAAGAGGAGGAAAGGGAATACAAGGGTTAAAGTGGGAAAATACACCACATGAGTTTAAAAAAGAGAGAGTAAAAAGAATAGTTAGTGATGAGACTCGCAAGAAACAATCTGAGGCAAGAAAAGGGAAATCTCTTAATCTTACTAATGAGCAGAGAAAAAGAAGATCTGATAATGTAAAAAACAGAGTAATTACTTCAGAAACATGTAAAAGAATATCAGAAGGTAAAAAGGGATGGATTCCTACTGCAGAGACTATAAAGAATATGTCAGATGCTTTTTATAGAGCATTAGATAAACCAGGAAGTGTAGAAAGAAGAAGATTATTATCAGAAAAGGGAAAAGAAAAAATAGGAGAAAAGAATTCAAAAGCTATATTAACTGAGACAATAGTATTAGATATTATAAAATATTTGAATGAAGGAAAGAAAGAAGTGGATATACAGAAATTGGTAGGAGTTAATAGAAAGTGGATAGCTCAGATAAAGAGAAGAAAATGTTGGACATATTTAACTGATAAATATTTAGATGATAGTAAGTTATATAAGAGAGTAGATATTAAACTAACTAAAGAGCAAGAAGAGCAGATGAGGATTAGATATAGTGAATTGAATAACTATAGAGCAGTCGGTAGAGAATTTGGCGTAGATCAGAAAAGAGCTATGAGAGTAATTAATAAAAATAATAAACTATGAGTTGCAAACATATTACATTAGGAGGGAGAGATATTAAATCAGAGTTATGGAGTGCTATTCGTTCTCTTACTAACTCTGATTATGAAGCAGATATTCAATATTCTACTATTTTTACTAAAGAGTTTATAAAAGAATATGGAGATTGGATAACTCAAGGAAAAGAACCTTCTATTAGTGATTTTAATAAATTAACTAATGATGGACCAAGGTTCAGAACTAAAGATACTCCATTAACAGATAAGGGTATTAAGGAGATTGAGGAAGATGCTAAATATTATGAAAATAAACAAATACCTCTCATAATAGCACCAGATAATTTAAGGAATCAACAAACTGCTGCTATTATAAAAGGAGAAAATCCCTATGATGTAGCTGCAAAAAATATTTTAAAAGGAGATGTTTCTAAACTAAACAAAGCTAAGATTTTAGAGGCTGAAAAGAATGGTATGTATTTTCTGCAGATGTCTCCTTTAATGCAAGAAATAGATGACCAAATTGAAGAGGGTTATAAGGCAGGTATTTATACTAAGGCTCAGTATAATAGCTATGTAGAAATTCATAGGAAACCTCATGAACAAATGATCTTAGATGAAACTGATGGAAAACATGAGTATAGGAGAGCAGATATAGATGAGGAAAATACTATTAAATATACATCCAATACAACTGCTATAGGAGGTAATAAAGGGGATTTACCCGGAGGAGAGATTGCAAGAGAAAGGGGTAAAGCTGCTGATAAAATATTCCAAGCAATAGCAGCAGGTTATGAATGGGAAAGAATTGATAAAGAAATAGATACCTCAAAAATATTTTCACCAGGAGTTAAAAAAGATGTATATGAAATTCTGCAAAATGTATACAATACATATGTAGAAACATATGAAGATGGAACTAAAGATATAGGAGCAGTACAAACTATCATACCTTTAGAATTACCGGGAGCTCAAAGATATTTAGCAGCATCTGCGGATTTAATTGTATTTGCCCCTAATGGTTCTATAAAGTATATAATAGACTTAAAAACCGCTAAAAATTCTTTTAAGGCAGATCAAAAATCTTATGGAGTTGGACCAGGATCATGGCTTCCTGCAGACACTGCTTTAACTAAAAATGAAACCCACACACTTCAATTAACCAATGAACAAGCTATGATCCAAATCAATCACCCTAAAATAGCTATAGGACCAGATCCTTTGGTTATTCATGGAATTATTTGGAAAGAAAATCCCAATGATCCCGATGAAATAACAAATGTTATTGATGCAGGTTCTATACCTAAAAAATTTGATCAATTAGGTTGGACACTATTATCACAAGGAGCCATGGTTCCTCCAGGACCTCAGTTCAATATCTTTGATGAACCTACACCAGAACAGTTGCAGGATGCTTTATTAAATGGTTCTATGTCTCAAGAAAACTATGATAACTATATAAATAAAATAAAAGCAAGAGATGTTACAGCAGATGAAATTTTAAAACCTATGTTAGAGTTATTGGATAGAATTGATGATCCAAGAAATTTACCGGAACTAACAGCAAATATGGCTGTAGGATTTAAAGAATTAAGAGCACAAATGTTAGAGCTTCAGGATGAAAATAAAAAGATTGAGGCTATTATGAAATATATCCATGTTATACAAAAATTCAGTAACAGGTATGAGGATTACATAAAGAGTGAGAGTAATTTTAAAGATAATAACTACTACCAAATTCTACAAGAAACCATAAAGTTAGCAGAAGCTAATTTACAAACTCTTCCTAATACACTAAGAGATATATTAAGTCCGAACCAACAAGGTGTTTATAATGCTCTTATAAATAGTATAAAAAACCTTGAAAAAAATTATACGCTTTATGCTATGAAGTATGTTGAACAACATGTAGCAAAAGAATGGAATTTAAAAGATATTAAAGATAAAAGCGGTAATGTTATAAAAACCGTTGAACAACAGATAAAAGATATTCTCTGGAAACCTGAAGATGATATTACTGTAACCTCTCTTATGGGAGATGCTATTAGGGAAATGGCCGTTCCTATTTTAGGACAACTTTCTTTAACAGTTGAAAAGGCTCGCATAGAAGCTACTTTAGGAGCAAATAAACTATCTGATGACTTTGCTATTTTAGGAGAGGCATTTGAAAAAGAAACAGGATTAAAACTCTCAGATAAAGAAGCTACAGATTTTCTTTTTCAAACAGCTACAGATGGTACAAGAGAGAGGTTTTTAAATAAGATAGGAGATCAATATTATAAGTTAAAAGATTCTGTAGATGATTTAACTTATGTAGACAAAGTAAATGATAAAGGAGTTATTGAACATGTTAGACTGCAGTATATACCAGATGCTAAGAGTGATATAAAAACAACTTGGTATAATAAAGACGGTAGTACGGAAGAGGTTTCACAAACAGAATTTAATAACCGTTTATATGAGTTAAAAAAACAACAAAGGGCTTTTTATAATCCTGAAACATTAATAGGAGGAGGTTTAGATGAAGAGGGTAATACACTTCCAACTATACATGAAAATGGTGAATATCATTCTTTATCTGAAGAATATATAAATGAAAGAGCAGCAGCTTTAAAGTTTGTAAAAGGGGAATGGGTTGAAAGAAAAGGAAAATTAAAATCTGCTGAAACTGAGTTTAAAGAATGGGAAAGAGGTAATGAAAAGAATTTAACCAATAAATCTGAGTTAGATAGATGGAATATATTTTGGGCAGAAAAAGCTCAAAATTTTAGAGATAAGTATCAGACATTCTCTAAGTATTGGGAAATGCAGAAAAAATATGACTCCACTTTAAAAAAATTTGTTCCTACAGGAAAAGTTATAAGAAGAGGTGGTTTCTTTCCAAATAAAAAATATATCAAAATAAACGAAAATAGAAAAGTTTTAAATAAAACAACTCAAGAGATTGAAGATGTTGAAAGTATGAAGAGTAAGGAGTATGAAAAACTTCTAAATGATAATAGTACTGCGGGAAAAGCTAAACTTAAATTTTATAACTCTTTTATGGGTCATATGCAGGATTTAGTAAAAAAAGGAGGCCCTGAGTGTGAAGATTGGTTTAATAAAGGAGGTTTAATTAACTTACCCCAAAAGTTTTTTAAAACTGCTGCTAAAGAAGGTGTATTGGATCAGTTAGGACATAACTTATCTGAATGGTTTACAGCTATACCAGATGGTATAGAAAAGTACACCGATGTTTTTGGTATACCTACACAAAAACTTTCTGTGCCTTTTATGGCTAATGTAAGAAACATTCAAAAAATTAAAGACATAGAAAATGAACTTAGAGATCTGGAGACTAATAAAAAATCCGGTGCAATATCTTTACAAGACTATTATAAAGAAAAAAGTAATTTAGAAAATAAACTTAAAGTAGAAAACCATAAAAATGATGCTAAAGATCTTGAAGTCAATCCTATAAAGCTATTAACAGCTTTTGGTATAGGTGTAGAAAAATACCATCAATTATCTCAAATAGAAGGAAAGGTATTAGCTATAAGAGATATACTTAGGCAGAAAATAACAAATGAATCCGGAGAAGTAAAACAATTTTATAGTAAAGGTAATGTTGGTCAAGTATTTAAAAGGGGGGGATCAGATGATCAGTTAGTGTTTAAAAGATTAAATGAAACTAATGCTCTTAAAAAGGTTGAAGATTATGTAAAAATGTTTTATGGAGACGTTTATTCTAAAGGTACTATAGATGTTATAGCCGATAGAATAATGAACATCACCTCTTTTGGTGCTATGGGTTTTAACTATTTGGGACACTTTAAAAATGCTGTTTTGTATCAAGCATCTAACTTTAGGCAAAATATAGCAGAAAGATTTGTAACAAGGAGAAATTATACTGCAGCACAAGCAGAGTTTTTTAAAGATTTTTTACCGGGGATGCAAACAAAACTCTTTGATAAAAAAAGTGGTCCATTTAAAGCTAAAAGTAAAATGGAATGGATGATGCATCATTTTGGTTTGGATGTTGATGCTCAATTAAAAGCACAAGGTAAAGCATCTCAAAAATGGTTAAGTAGATTCTATATGGGAGAAGAGTTTGCAATCCATTGGGCTCAATATACTATGCAAAGTGCGTATATGAGAGATCAGGTGCTATTGGATAAAAACGATAATCCTATAAAAGACAAAAATGGTAACTCCATCTCTATGTATGATGCATACCAATGGAATCCTAATACAGGGGTATGTGAATTAATCCCAGATGCTAAAGAAACCTTAGAACAACAAAAAAATATAATAATAACAGCTAAAGATATACAAACAAGAACACAAGGTAACTTTGATGAGTTAAACAAACCTCTTATAAAAAATTACCTGTTAGGTAGAATGGTATCTCAGTTTCATAATTATTTTAAAACAGCGTGGAATGATAGGTTTGATAAAGCGTATACACATACTACTTTAGGAGAAATAGAAGGTACGTGGACATCTGTTGTATCTTATTGTAAAATGTTAAAGGAATTTGAAGGGCATTGGTATGATAAATTAAAAAACGGTTGGAAGAGTTTATCAGAACACCAACAAAAAAACTTAAAAACGGATGCTGCAGAACTTTTAATGGTAGGATCATTTTTCTTACTCTCCTACCTAATTAAACAAGCAGCAAAAGGAGTGTCAGGAACACAGGATCCAAACAGAAAGAAGTTTTTAAACATGCTATCATGGACATCAAGTGCTATTGCTAAAGAACAAGGTACTTTAGATCCGGTAGCAGGGATATTTACATTAGAAGATTTTACTAAAGACCCTATGGCTATTTCTCCTGTACTTAAAGGATTGACACAAGCTTTATTAGCTACAGGAGAGTTTCCATTCCAAATAGATACTGAAAGATACTATCAGAGAGGTGTTTTTAAAGGAAATAGTAAAGCCGCAGAAGATTGGAAAAAAATACTTCCAATTCTTAAACAACTTCATCGTTGGAGTAATTTCTTAGATCAAGGTGAATTTGAACCCGGACAAGTGAGATAATTATTCATCCTCTTCAATTATTTGGTCTATTTCATTAATATCATGTGTATATTCTGTTATAGACCAAATATATTGACCATTTTTTTTACAAAATTTACCGTTTTTAATTTTTAAATATCTCATTTCATCTTCTGAATTTATAGGATGCAAAAATTCTTTGGTTACTATTTTACCGGGAAGTTCATATCCAGCTCTATTGTCTAACTCTGAACTTAATTCTAGCATAACATCTAAATCTCCTGAAAGGTATGCCTCTTTATTTTCTTGTTTAATTTTTATTCCATAAATTCTATGAGGTTCTTTAGGCTCTAATAAATTATATAGAATACCTCCCATACCATTATTTAAAACTGTAGGTTTTTTAAATTTCATTTTTTAAACTATTTATATATTTTTTAATATTTGCAGGACATTTCCTGTTATTTACTAATCTTTCTAACCACCATAAAGGGATTTCAAGCATTTTACAACCTTCATAAACCTTTCCTTCAATGTTAAAAATTGATTCCTCTGTTATCTTTATTTCTTTACCTCTGATCTTTCTTTTATCTGAATGTCTTTTATCTAAAGAATTTTCAGGTATTTTTTCATACCCCCTTTTAGTGTTTTGATCATCCCTTACACATTGTTTACATACTCTTCTACCGGCATAAAAGTCTCCTAATAACTTCCATTGTTTACATATACGACAATTTTTTTCCATTATTTTGTAGTTATTAAAATATTTAATACCTTTGTGCTTTAAACCAGTTAATATGTCTAATCCAAATTGTTTGTTTTATATTGTAAATCTAAATGAACACGGTGAACCAATTTTAGGTACAATGCAGGGTCATTCTACTCCTACACTAAAAAACGGTTGCAACCAAGCTCTTTTACCATCTACTCAAATGTCTTTTACCGGACAAGTTTTACCCCCTTCTGGATTACATTACTACTATAAAGTTGATGCAAATTGTAACATTGTACCAAACTCAATGTTTTCTAAAGCCAGAGTTCCTGAAAATTGGAGTTCCGGTTCTAATAGAATTCTTGAGTATGTTCTTTATTCTAACTCTTGTAATAGATATTAATTCCATTTGATAGGTTTTTTCTTATTGTTCTTTAAATATTCATTAATTTTATCATACCAATGATATGATTGTTTTTTCCACTTAGGAACAACAATTATATAGCGACTATCTATATTGTCCTCCATTTTTATTGTTCTTTCTCCCGTCAGTACCCATGGTATGTTAGGGTACTTGACATTTAAAAGATCTAATATCCTTATTCTTAATTCTCTCCATAATTCAAAATGTGGGTTACCTTCTAAACGACATGAAGGAGTGTACGGAAACATAAAAACCCCTTGATGACACCATCTTGTAAGATCGAAGTTAAACTCCGGCTTAGAGGCTAATTCTCCTAGAAACATTTTAATATCATCCCTGTGATTAACTCTATGGTTTTCATGTTTTGGGAAATCAGGTTTACCCATATTTTCTGTTTTCTGAGAAAAGGGAATTCCTGAGTGTATAAAGTCATTACAAGGATCGTCAATGAAAATAACCGTTTTTATGGTACTAAAAGGGCATTCTTTTAAAAATCTAAACATTTCTTTTATAGAAGGAGTAAAAAGTTTCTTCTCTTTTACCATTTGACAAAGTGTTTCAATACTATTATCAAATTCAGAAGATGCCCAATAATATTTCAACTCTTCATCCCATCCAGTCCCTTTTAAATACTCTCCAAGTTTTTCTTTTATTTGATTTTTCATTTATAATGCTTTTTGTGTACCTTTGTAGTGCAAATATAGAAACATTTTATGGAAAACCAATCAGTAAAGCTGCCTTTTTTAAAACATGATGCTAAAATAAATATAACTATAGGCACTCAAATGGTCAATAATCTTCAAGGAGTTATAGGGTATTTAATAGAACTTCATGCAGATACTGAAGAAAAAAAGAAAGCTATAATGGAATCTCTTAAAGATAAAGTTACAAATCAAAAACAATTAGAAAAATGGGAAGCTGTAGTATTAACACTTACCCAATTTTTAAAAGCTGTAGGAGATGAAGCTGAAAAATCAGGACAAATGTACTATAAGGAAGCCAAAGATATTTTAAAATAATGGCAGTTACTTACAACTATAAGGGTATTTGGAATGCTGTTTTAAATGTACCTATGCTATCAGATGGTGTAGGTACAACTAATGACATTTGGTTGATAATGAATACAGTATCAACTGGAAATACCTTTGTAAGAAATTTAGGATCAGGTCCTACAACATGGGTCCAAAATCAATATGCTGTATATACAGGGACTCATTGGGTGTGTTCTCTTGGGTATAATGTTATAACAACATCTGGGGGAACAATATCTCTTACAACCTCTGGGTCTACAGGTCCTTCAACTCTTGTTGGAAGTGTTTTAAATGTTCCAAACTACTCTTTAGGTTTAGGCAATTATTTACCTACATCAGGAGGTACATTAACAGGAGAACTATATGGTACAGGGGCTTCATTTTCCGGAATAGTATCTGCTAATTTATTTGCACCTACTATTACAGGAGTTACCGGGGGTTCTACAACAAATCTTACATCTTCCAGTGGTCAAATATGGGTTGCACAAAGTGGTGCTCCTACAACCACTACTATAGTACTTCCTAATGCAACTACTATTCTTGTAGGAGCGACATATATTTTTAATAATAACGCTACAGGAAATCTTGTAATACAACAATATGGAGGAGGGATATTAATTACAATTCCTTCTGGAGGATATGCTACTATAATTTTACAATCAGCTTCTTTTTTTGCTGGTCAATGGGATAGTTTTATCTCAGGAACATCTTCTTCTACATGGGGAACAGCGGGATTAACAGTAAATGGATATTTAGCTCAAAACTCTGTTCTATCTTCTCTTATAAAAGCAAATGGTTCCGGTCAATTAGTCGCAGCAACTCCCGGAACAGATTATATATCCTCTATATCAGGAACAACCTTACAGATAGATGTAACAACTTCAGGAACCACTAAAGTTATTTCAATAGATTCTGGTTATGTAGGACAAACCTCTATAAATACTGTTGGTACTATTAATACAGGTACGTGGGCAACAGGAGCTTATTTTGGTCCTAAAATAGGACTTGCTTTAGGTGGAGATGCTAATGGAGATATATACTATAATAGCGGAGGTTTATTCACTAATCTTGCTATAGGCACATCAGGGCAAACTCTTATATCAAATGGTGTTACTCCTCAATGGGCTACACTTAATGTGGGTGTTACTAATATTGCCACTAATAATGGTATTACAGGAGGCCCGATAACTTCTACAGGTACTATAGGGCTTGCTCCTATATCAGCCAATAGTGTGCTTGCTAATACATCAGGAAGTACAGCATCTCCTTATCAGGCATTAGGGTATTCTTACACTCCTGCAGCCAATACATTAACTACCTGGGACACTAACAAAAATCATTTTGCCAACAACTTTATATCAGGTATACAACAAATAGCAGTAACTTCCGGTACAACACTATTAACATCTGCTTCTCCGTATTTTACAGTATTTTCTGGTAGTACAAATCAAATTGTACAATTACCAAATACTTCTACTTTAACAGTAGGACAATCATTTTTAGTAATGAGTAATTGTACATCTGGTACAACTATTTATCTACAATCCTATACAGGAGTTGCTCTTCAATCTCTTGTGTATAACACGCAAGTTGTTGCCACTTGTTTATCCACTTCTGGTAATACATCATCTGCTTGGGATATTGCTTACATGAATACATCTAATGCCATTGGTGGTTTTGGTGCATCATTATTAGGATCAGGAGGTGTTATAAATACAGGATATGCTGTTGCAATAACTGTTCCATATGCAATGACAATTACAGGGTGGAATATTGTGTCTATAGGATCATTGGGTTTATTATCAGGATCTATAGTAGTAGACGTTAGAAATAGTTCAGGAACATCTTTAGTTGGATCAGGTAATGCTCCAACATTATCATCAGCTTCATCAGCTAATGCTTCTGTTTCAGGATGGACTACAACAGCTATACCATCAGGAACTATTATTTTATTTTATGTTACATCAGCTATAACTGTACAAAACGTAACAGTAGAAATTACAGGAACTAAATCATAATATATGACATATACAATTACAGGACAACAACAAGTTAGTTCAAATAGTTTAAATGTAATAGTAGACTATACATTAAATGATGGTACTTTACAAAGTGGTGTAGTGGTTGCTATTTTTAGTCCACAAACTCAAAATGATGTAATAAACGCTGTTATTGCAAGAGGACAATCTATTCAAAATGAACTTAATACTGTTGCTGCTTTAACTAATCTTTTAAATACAACTACATTTATAGGGCAAACAGGAACAATTTAATTAAATGGCTGCCAACAATTTTACAGGAACAACAAATTCCAACTGGAATGTGGCTACCAACTGGAGCTTAGGGACTGTTCCAACCGCAACAGATGGTAATACCGCTACGTTTACGTCATCTAGTCCAGCATGTACAGTTAACGTAGCATCCGTATGTAACAATGTCGATTTCACAAACTATACACACAACATAACTTTTACTAACAACTTAACTGTTTCAGGTAATATCACATTAGGGACAAGTATGACAAGTTCAGGTAGTGGTTATCTTGCTATCAACACAAACTCAACGATAACATCAAATGGAAAAGTTTGGACAAACCAAATTTATTGCAATACAACAGGTATTACGATTACAATTTCCGATAGTTTAACAGTATCAGGAACTTTATTTTTAAGTGCAACATCTATAACAGTAAATGGCGGTACATTAACATCACAAGGATTATCACAAGTTGTAATAACAGGATCATCAACATATGTTTATGGTTCTGGGTCATCAGTAAGTAGTTTTACTAATAAGTTTACTTCTATGACTGTTCAAATAGCAGCAGGTTCTGGCACTTTTACATGTTCTTCTCTTGGGATTAATTTGTCTTCTTGCACTTTCACTTATGTTTCTGGAACAGTTGTATTTACAAATACTTTAAACATATCTGGTACATGCACTCTTAATTTAAACTCTTCTAATTCAAACTCAACAACAAATACATCTGGTTGCAATCCAGGAACTGTAACATTTGGTGGTGGTACAATAACTTTATCAAGTAATCTTTGTGCAGTAACAAACTGCACATTTGCTGCAAGTGTTACTACTACTTTAAATGGCTACACCATGTATTTGAGTGGTAATATTGCTTTGGGTACAAATCTTGGTAATCCTTGTATAATAGGAACTACAGCATGGGTTTATTGTGGTACAGGTACTATTTCTATGGGAACTTCAAATTCTGGAGGGTTTGGTGCTGCTTCATTTACTATAAATACAACTGGAACAGTTACATTTCAAAGTGGTCAAACATTCATATTTAATAGTACATACAATTCAATAACTCAATATATTACTTATACTGCTGGTACTGTTGTTACAACAGGTTCAACTTTATCTTTGACAACAACACCAACATACCCAGTAGTTTTAAATACATCAGGTATTTCATGGAATGCTGTATATTTAGCTTCTGGTGGAACTATAGGTGTCACAATAAATAGCACATTAACTGCAACAACATTAACAACAGTAGTTCCTATATCAGGTGGTAATTGGTCAGTAACTTTTTCTGGAACGGCAGGATTTAATGTAGGTACGTTTACTTACATTCCAACAATAGTACCATCAGGCACGATGACAGTAACCTTACAATCGAGTGTTACTTATACAGTTAATACAAATTTAACCTTAAATGGTACAAATTTAAAAAGTATAACATTAAATGCATCAACCCCAGGAACACAAGCAAATCTTGTTCTTTCTCAAGGTGCTACACAATTAGTTTGCTATGTTAATGCAACAGATATAAATTCATCAGTAGGACAAACTATATGGGATTTTGGAAATCCTACACTTTCTAATACTTTGAATTGGAATAATTTAAGTTCTTCTGCAATGCAATCAGCTAAAGCTTTTATTTTATAATAATAAACACAACAAATTTATAAAATACAAACAACATTAAAATAACAAATTTAAGTTCTGAAAGCATTATTGCTATAATTGGAATAACACTATCATTTCTTGGAACAATAACAAACGCTTTTCAACAACTCCTTAACCAAAAGGTGCAAACTTTGTGGCTCAATACAAAATTGGACAATTTGCTAAGATCTTCTTTCAAAAATGCAAAGACATTCAAGAAAAAGAAAATGCTATTATCTTACAATTTTGTAATCCTGGTGAACTAACAGTACCCCAAGAAAGAGTATTAGATTGTGAAAAAATCCGTATACCCTTCCTTGTATCTACTGATACCATTGATTACACCCCTTTAAAGATTGAGTGGTTTAGCACTTTCAAGACTACAGAAAACTCTAAGTATCTTCATAGCCTGATAGAAGAAGCAGTTTAGCTCTACCAATAGCTGCTTGATGTTTTGGTAACGGATATCCATTTGTTTTTAACTCATGGGCTTGAAAAGATAGTAGGATGATATTTTTCTTTTCATACCTAAACTGCGGATATACTGACTTTTCAAGCAAATGGTCAAACATATATATCTTAGGTTCTTTTCCAAGATAAACTCCAGTAACCTCACAATACGGATGTCTTTCATTCCATACCTCCTGATAAAAAGCTATGTCCTTATTTCTTTGTTCTTTTTGAGCTTGTTTTTGTTCTAAAGACTTAGGTTTCTTCTTTATAGGGGATTTCTTTAGAGTGCTTTTAGTTTTCTTGAGTGGTGTTCTTTTTAGCATATTTTTTGTCTTTGAGAAGAGACTCTTATATAAGGACCTATCCATAAATTTGGAGTAGTGTCTATAGAACTCTTAAAAGGTATACAATAAACTTTTTGCCCATCTATCCTGATTATACAAATCAATGTTGTATAATCAGGATTTGCTATTACATCATTTTCTTTTATAAAGATATTCATACTATCCTTTGATTTTTTCTAAAACATCCATACAAAGTTGTGTATAATACTCCGGGTTGTCATTAAAAAACTCTTTAACCTTTTCAGATCCTTGTACTTTAGTAGATTCTCCTATAGTATACCAAGCACCTCCTACTTTTATATACCCAAGTTCTGTTGCATAGTCTATGATCTCTTGCATATAGTCAAAACCTTTTCCCCATTGTATATTGAACACAGCTTTACCCCAAGGTGGTGCACATTTGTTTTTAACAACACTTACTTCCGTTACAGAAACTTCATCCTCTTTATCTGTTTTTATCTTGGCAAACTTTATTCTCATGTCACTATAAAAACGATATGCAAGACCTCCGGTACTAATATTTGTTTCTCCCATTGAG